AGCGACAAGTATTTGAAAATTGTATCAGAAGCAAATGGCGGCGAGCCGGAAGAAATTAATAAAATTATTAAAACTATATCGGCAAATGTTACAATAGATAAGGATGTTATTTAAACCTGCGACACTTAGCTTCATCCCGCTATCTACATTAGTGCTGCATCTGTAACCTAATTTTCTTCTTAAAATTGTCTTCATCCATAAATAAATAAAGCTTAAAACTACATTTTTGAAAATTTTCGATATTTTCGCGTAATGTAATCCTCGACGCCAACTTCAATTCAGGTAAATAAACTATATATTGAAAAAGGCCATCGTTTCTTACTATTTTATCAAAAGAATAGCCATCGTAGATCCTTTCCATCGTCTCTGGTTTGTTGATGCAAAGGTCAAGCAAAGAGCAATCGCATTGTATTTTTCTGATAGCACGCATTGTCACATTAATATATTCCAACTCGCCAATCCAGTTATCGTAAAATTTAGCTGCATTATCTGAAAGTGCAACCATACCCTTGTTTTGTTGAAATTTAATAATATTCAATAAATCAACTAAGCGACGAATAGGACTCGTAATGTGAATGTATGCATCAACATCTAGTAGTTCATGCCTTGTATTCGCATCTATTTCGCTGCCATCGATATATTGTCCGGATGCGCTATTCCAAATTTTGATATGCTTGCTAACTTCCTCTGGAACGTGTTCAGGAATATCAACCCCGCGCTTCATAATTGTCGACCTAAAAATACCATTTTTATGGTGCAATAATTCATTTGCACAATGAAAGTTCATTAAAATCATCAAATAACATACGAGGTCATGACTATTCTTCACATTTGACATATAGCGCAGCTTTTTAGATAGTGTCTTTGTAACAGCAAAAAGTGTAACATAATCTGGATTAGCAAGAAGCGCCGATTCTTCGTACTTATAATTTTTAAGAACACGAATCATACAATTCTTATATTCGACTTTTTTTATTTGGTCGCCTTCAATCAATATATCCATAACAAACGCAATTCTATTATTGTTTTCTTGGAGACTGCACAGGCAATCCGATAGAATTGTCGGAAGCATTGGGCGCTTTCTATCAGGTAAATAAATAGTTGAAATCCGCCTAGAAAACGAATCCCATAAATTCAAGACGTCCATCCAAATGGTGACATTTGCAATATAAATACTCAACATATGTTGGGTTTCATTAACTTTTTTAATACTGAATGCGTCATCATAATCCAGACTATTTGGCGGGTCAATAGTAATTATTTTCCAAATAGATTGATTTGTTCGATCTTCAATGGATTCATATTTCTTACTGACGCCTTCAATAAACTCATCGTGAGGCTTCGCATTCGCATTCGCATTCAAAGCACGAGACGTGTCTTTGTTAAATTTCTGAATAGATGCATTCAAACTTTTACAATATAGCTGATACTCGTAAAAATTATCGAGAACATCTACATCGCCTATTACTTGGTTTAATAGGCCATGCGGATGCTTATCGGTCCATTCGCTATACAAAAATGTTACGTACATATTTGTATATACTTTGGAAAACCCAACATGTTTTATTTCATATGGAATCAAAAATGCAGGTAAACGCATATCATCTGGAATACACTTATATAAGAGCCGCCCATTCTTTCTGCCATATGTTTTATTGTTCTTTAAAATTAACACGCCCGGAATAGAGCCGCCAATTCTTACACTTGAGTGTTCAATCTTAACTTTTGAATCGGCAACACTGAATACATCATTAGAAAATAATTTATGTTTTATTGGTTCCACATCTAAGTCATTTACTTGATAATTAAGAATATCATAAAACGACCACTTTGTATATGCTCTATCGTGTACATGTACCTTATATAGTGCCATGTTTGGAGATGGAGGTTCTACTAGATATATTGCGGTCATTCCTTTAATCTATTTACCTAGTAATATAGCTAGCCCCCCCACTATTAAATGTATTTTTTCTTAAAAAAATTCCAAAAAAATATTATAATTAAAGTGCTTATAATAAAGGTTGAACTATCTACGCTTGCTTTATAATCCGTTCTCATATAGTATCTAAAAATTATATATAAAACTCCAATTATAAATAAAATTGCAGGTTTCACAAAACTAGTCTTTTTCATATATAATGCGCAAACATTTCTTTTGTTAAAATAATATTTATTTGTTATTCGTTATATAAAAAATTGAAACACGATAATCTTAAAAATACAATTTAACATTATCTGTAAAATGGCGCTAGTCAACAACTACATTATGAGTCAAATTAGGAACTTGAATAACAATAATCAAAATATCTTTCTTCATAATGATTTGCATGACCTGCTAACGAACAACCAAATTTTTATTAATGAGAATGAAAACCATGTTTTTCATAATAACTTTATGCATGTCATTTATGAAATTATGAACGCAAGCGACGACGACTTTAATGCGCACTATGAAAATTATTTCAATCAAATAAATAATCTTTTGCTATCTCAAAACAACAATAATATCAATCAGAACAACATTAATCAGAACTACATTAATCAGAACAACATTAATCAGAACAACATTAATCAGAACAACATTACACCAAATAACTTCATTATAAACAATATTATTTATGACAATATTATTGATGTTGGGGATGATGTAGTTGTAAACGATATTCCGATAAATGATGCAGGGGTAATGGCTGGAGGAGGAGCGACTGGTGTTCTAGCACCAACTAGAGAGCCACTTACTTTTGACGGACTAACGGAACTATTGCAAAATGATTGCAGTATTTGCTATGAACCCATGCAACTTATCGATTTTACTATTACAAGATGCGCCCATGCGTTTCACGGACCTTGCTTGCGACGCGCACTAGCGCATAACACATGTTGTCCTAACTGCAGAACAAATCTTTAACTACCTAATTCAAAAATGCAACATACGAACTTCTTTTTATTTTTCCTACGTGTCTCTCTACCCTTGGTTCTTTTTCTTCTTCTTTTTCAAATTCTGAAAAAACTTTCATTGGTTCTACGATAAAATTCTTTGGTACGACTAATGACGCATCTTCCTTTTCTATTTTTGTACTAATTGTTTCATACTTTAAAATACAATGTATCGCCTTTTCTAGTTCGCTAAATTGCTTTGTAAAAGCGGTTGCTTCGCACGTATTCATGTTTACTTGATTAGCCCTAGTATACACGTCGCATTCTTTTTCTTTCTTTTTTTTGTTTTCGTTTATATTTTCATAATGTGCCCTCCGCTCAATAACACTCATTCCTAATACTCTATTTAATGCGTTTTTATTATATTCAATAACATTTATGATTCGCTTCATAAAAAATAGTAATATATTTGTATTTGCAAAAAATAATAATTAAAGTATAGCATCAGTCCTTATTTCAAAGTTCATCGGTTTTAGTTAACTCTACATTATTAGATTCTAAGTTAGATGTTTCTGTTTTCAACTCCTCTAAACTAGCTTTTTTTACAGACTCGCGTTTAACATTTTGCATTTGAAGCCCGTACATTGTAATTTCAGGTAAAATGGCAAGTGTATTCATATATGTTCTATATTTGAAACAAGAAATACTTGAATTTTTACTAAACTTAATACTATACCACCAATACGCTGGTATATATAATGTTTTACCTAAGTTTAACGTAAACTCTAAACATTTCATTTTATCAAAATCGGCACTATATTGAGGTTGAGGCGTCCATGGATTTACTGGACTGCGAAACTCAAAATTTTCATAGTCTTTAACTGGATATAAATATCGAGAACTTTTTGGTGGAGCTAACTTTACTTGAACGCTTCCTTGCGTGACTAAAAAATAATTTCTATAGTTTATTTCGTAACGAAAAAGCGTCTCAGTTCCTGTTGAACCGGATAAAATGTCGTAAACACAAGATGCCACCATATATGGTCTCAAATATTCGTCATTGTATTGCAAGTTTTTAACAACCCCGGTTTCTTGTAAAAAATCGCTGTTTTTCTCAGTAAAATAACTAAAAGTTGTGTCATCACCAAACAACTTAATGGCACTATTAACTGCTAAAGGCATATAAATTTCAGAACTATAATCTTGGTCTTTTGCATTCCTAACTTTAACTTCAAATGATCCGTAGTTATTTGCTAAATAATCAAGTGCCGATGTTTTAACAATTTTTTCATTGTCAAAATTGAATAAAACGGGTTGCCTTAAGTTACAAATCTCTTCAAATTTATCTTTAGACTCAAAATCAAATTCATACATTTCTAAATCATCACTTGTTTTAAGATGAAACTGAATGTGTAAATATAAAAATAAAACTAGGCAAAAAATAAAAAATCCAAATATAGCTTTCATATAACTAATACCTACCTTTAAAAAGGTATAGCCAAATATACGCAAATAGCACGGATTTTACTTTGTGAAATTAGCGAGGAACCCAGGTTTCACGAAGTAAGACCCTCCGCTACTCAGAATCCGGAAAAGCCGGATTCCTTAACCCTCCTGCCCTTCGGGAAAGAAAAGCCTTACCATTTTCACTAACAACCTTTATTTATTGAAAATTAACGTTTTTGTTTCAGGCTCCCGATGGATAACGCTACAAATTTTGCTCCACTTTTTTAAAAGTGGAATTAAAAGTGGAATTAAATGTCGCATTTGGGGGCCAGATAGAATAATAGTCGGCTTTCTTCACCTAAATCATATGATATTCTCATCGGAACATCCTTACTTATGCTAAAAGTAATGTCAGTTGCCAATTTAGTTGATAGGCACATTTTATGTATAAAAGTCAAGCTATACGAAAGTGCAATAGTCTCATTTTCGGTTATGCTGTATTCATTTAGGTCATCAATAGATATGGTGACCAACATATCGCCTAGTTCGCCCGTTGTTTTCAAGTTTACTTTTTCATCAGTACATTCCACGTCAATATCTGTTCCAAATAAAACCATTTGAGACATAATTTCGCAGATTTTTTTTGAATTAATCGTAAAATCAACTTCATATTCAGTTTCAGGAATATAAAGTATATCTTTATCTAAATCGGTCAAAGGAATTGCAAAGTATTTATCATAGTTCACATGATTTGCTGACGTCAAGTCAATGCTTAACTTGTCAGCATCACCACTATACGAAATAGTAATTGTTTGGTCGTCTCGCGCTATATTCAATATAGTATGGAATGTAGACGAATCGAAGCAAATATTTTTTGCATCACAATCTTCAATTTCATAATCTTCAAACCAATCTTTCATAATTTTCATATCAAATAAGCAAACGTGCGCTTTATCCATCCCTTGTACATAAACATGGTCGTCCAACATAATTATAGACACTAAACTTGTGCAACCTTTTAATAACTGAAAAATTGCAAGGAAAATATCCTTTTTTTGTTTATCGGTTACTACTAGTTTCATTTGTCCTTGTTTTAATACAATGTTTAATTTCATATTGTTTCAATTCAATTTTATGAAGTTTCCAATGGTTTATTATTTTCAAAAGAAACAGACTTACCTATGAGAGATATTTTTTTTTGAGTTT